CCATAGAATCCTAACCCCGGCATATATTGATAATGAACAAAATGAAGACGCTTCATACGAAGTGGATCGTCTTCATACCAATTACGGCGTATCGCCAGTATCTGGTTTGAACCTCTGGCTATCGTCACCACATAAGGCAAAGCTATTTCTGTAGGCTCTCCGTTATCATCCGTGTCTTCAAAGCCTTCCAAATCCATATCAACGTGCATCTCAAGAAGAAGATGACGGCTATCACTGTCATATGAAGGGCTATCCCCCTCAAGATCATCATACTTCTCCTGTATATCATTACTCATATGAGCCGAAGAACCTAAGTCAATGTCACGATATAAACCTGCCACTTGCAGTTTTCTTATATCATTCTTTGATTTACGCATCACATGAGTATAACGCTCCGCAGACATAAGGTCTGAAGCACCATAGCTTACAACAAAGTCTTCCGCAGGGACGAAATGAGCGCAAGCCCTGTCCATATTAGGGTCATAATAAACCTTCTTAAAGGCAGACCCTGCCAATGGCAGACTGAATAATAACTGCTCGGCTTCTGGCCTGTACTCTGTCATCTTCTCAGTCAGAAGATAGTTCATATAATCCTGAATGCGAACAGCCTGCTTTTCTTTCTGGTCAGTTAGCTGCCCAAGTATTTTCGTCCTGACAGGGCCACCAGCAGGGAATATCTCCGTAATCGCCTGAGATTGAAAACGGACTACCGCCTCTGTCAGGATTGGATGGTGAACACCACACGCCCCCGGCCAAGGTGTAGTCCTGTCCTCTGGCTTCAATCCTAATAAGTCGAGGCCATCAACATAGGTTCTCTCCCAGTCAGAACGGGAACTTTTGTCTGATTCATAATCCCCAATAAGTGTAGATGCCAGCTTCTGCAAAACATCATCGTCACATAATTCCGCAAGATTAGCGCCATGCTCGTCTTCACCAACCTCTTCACCGCCGGGGTTGAACTCTATGATCACCCCGCCTTCTTCCGTTTGCATCGAAACAACTTCAGGGTTGACCACAGCTATTTCAACAGCAGAACCTTTATCATCAGAGTCTAACTGGTCTAGTTCTGTAGGCTTATCCCTACGACTAGGAGCTTGCGCTATGGATTTTTCTATGGCCATAAATAGCCCTCTCTAAACTTTCTTTCTGAGAAACTTCAGAAAATCAACGGCTGTCTCTATATCGTGAAACACGGTAATCAGTCCGGGGTCATCATCCTCACGTTCAGGATTAATAACTGTAACTACAGAAGGAGACACGCTCTGGTTCCTAAGTCCTAATTGTTTAGCATAGTTATCATATATTTTATAGCTTGCCACCCTAATTGCATGGCTTATTAAACCAGAATTAGGCTGGCGCACTAACTGATAACCGCTAATATGCCTGTGACCGCTAATGACTATATGATCATCAACCCCCATTTGTGCAGCCTTGGCTGGCCCGTGAGTAGGATTCCACTGGGAATGACCTGTCCAATCGTGCCTCGCATTTATCCTGACCGTCTTACCATTAGGAAACTCTAAACGCATTCTGGCCCCATGAGCCTGATAGACACCTGCCTGACCACGAACCATCCATTCCACCGGGTCTCCGTCACCTACCCACAAATCATGGTTGCCGCCAATAATATATAACCAGTCAATACTTGTTACCAGCCACTCAACCAGCTTCCACGTTTCCGCTTCCGTTGTATTCTGGTGAGCGTGAAGGCGACTAAGCCTACCGACCCAGTGGTTGGCTAGGTCTCCAACCGTTGCCCCAAACAAACCTTCCGTCTTAGCAGCCAAGTCCACATGGTGTTCTACCGCATCAATCGCTGTTCCGGGGTCATCCAGATGGGGGTCACCCATGTGTAAAATTCCTATAGGGCCGTCTATCTTTACCTTACAACTTATAAGTTCCCTAGACTTTTCAGACGCTTCCTTCCTTATGAATTCCTTCCTGCGTCTGGAAAGAATTTCATCAAGGTCAGCTACCTCATCAAGCAACTTTTCTTTATCGATATAAAACTCTTTGCGTGTCTTATTGTGAAACCTAATCTGCGCTGCCACCAGCCTTCTTTTTATAGAAGACCTAGAAACGCCAAGAGCCTCTGCCGCCAATCTCTGACTGCCATGAGCCTCATACGCTTCTAAGGTGGCGAATAACTCTTCGTCTGTAAACGAAGCGCCGGGGGTAAAGCCCATAGTCACCTCCACTAATAATACTCAGCACGCTTAACCTGAAACTCCTCCTCCTCTTCATCAGTAGGAACACGGACGAAACCGCCCTGCCTGAACCTTAGAAGAGCCTGCGTGCTGCTATCGACAAGATCATCATGCTCCCCAACAGGGAATGCCGCGAACTCTTCGATAACTTCTTCTGCCCAGCTTGTATTCGGAACCCACACAATACCAGAGGCAAAAAGGTCACTGACCGCATTCACCCTTGCTATCTTGTCGTTTCCTCTGGACGGGGTAAACTCGCCAACAGGTATGCCCATTTGACGAAGTTCAAATATAAGTGGCGCTCCAGCAGCCTTTGCCTCTACGATGCAGGCATCAGGCTCCCACTTATTATAAGACTTTTGTGCTACCGCCTTCAGTTCAGGAAACTCCATCCTGTCCTTGAAGGCATCCAACAAAACTATATTAGCTGCTTCCTTACCTGAAGCATCCTCACGAAAGAAGACACCCCATGTAGTACAGGCGGAATAATCCGCCCTTTGCGTTTTAAGGAACGCTGTATCCCAAGACTGTATAATAAATTCACACGGAGGCGGGTTGTCTTCCTCCCACTTCCTCCACCAGTCTCGTTTAATTAAAGCCTGCTCTTCCGCAGTTGGGTCTTGCTGATACTGTGCAGACCACTTACCAGCGGGAAGCTCCGCTTTTAATTTTTCCAGTTCCTCCCTCGGCCAGTATTCAGGCCACAAGGATTTACCTGAAGGCAGTATTGCAGGAAGCTGTATCACTTCCCACTCATCACTTCCCTGCCTCTGCTGAGAAGATTTCAAAATCTGTCCTGCAAGGTCACGCTGATGCCAGCGTGTCATCACAATAACTATGGCTCCTCCGGGTTGCAGTCTTTGTCGTGGCCCCGAAGTGTACCATTCATAAACAGGATCGAAGACAGAGGGGTCTGGCGAACGGGCCTCTTGTTCACTATGTGGATCATCTATTATCAGAAGGTCTGCGCCCTTCCCCGTCACTGCTCCTCCAACACCGATAGCGAAGTATTCGCCCTCGGAGTTAGTGTTCCATCTTCCAGCAGCCTTGGAGTCCTGTCGTAACTTAACTCCGGGGAAGGCTGTCTGAAAATCATTATCTCCTACTAAGTTCCTGACTTTTCTACCGAATCCTACAGCAAGCTCTGCTGTATGTGCAGTCTGTATCACCTTCTTTTCAGGGTATCGGCCAAGAAACCAAGCAGGCAACAGGTAACTTGCAAACTCAGACTTGGTATGTCTGGGTGGCATATTAACTATTAAACGCTTGAGTTTCCCACTAACAACCCGCTCAAAAGCATCGGCCATAATCGAATGATGATTACCTTCAATAAAAGCTGGCCATACCTTCTTGACGAATCTAAGAAACCGTTGTGATATCTGTTCACGTTCTTGTAAACCATCCAGCTTGTTGAGCAGAGTCAAAATGGACTTCTGCTCCTCAAAGGGAAGGAGGTCGATCTTATCTAAGTAGGTCTGTAGTTGCTGATCTACCATAGCTCCAAAAGAAAAGGACGCTATCGCGTCCTCTTCTCCTAATTAAAGGGGGAAATTTGCACGGGTAACGGTATCCCCGGAACCGACCTTAGAGCGCCACCGCCAAGTCGCTAGGACTCTAAGACGATAGCACACTAGCCCATTGACAAAGTAGCGTCAACATTATCTGTTCAACTTTTATTCTATATGGCCATTATGAATCTTAACATAATTACAGAATACTGGGACCAGTTAGTAGTCATATTTCTTTTTGTCGTAATGGCTGTACGGCTAAGAGAAAACGTAACATCGTTAAGAAAAGATGTGGACTCCCTTACTGCCTACCTAGAAAAGCGCGATACCTATGTAGAGGTGGTGAAACTGCGTGCTGACCTAGACGCTGCCCAGAAAAATGTTTCTGCCTTATGGGACTATGTTAACAATCTTCGGGAGAGGATGAACGGGAAGTGATCTCATCCCTAGACCAGACATCAAAATGGCAGGTATCGGCACAAGGCTGCCACCATATAGCAACAGCCAAGGCCCTGTCCGGGCTTCCTCCTTTACCAAGGTAGTCTTCCCTCCAGTCCATATTGGCAAATATATTCGGCCTGTGCCTCTGGAATTGTTCACGGCCTTTCTTGCAGGCCCATAGTCTTTCCGGGCAGACCAGAGCCATACGCTTAACCCCTATGGCAAAGGCATGATCTATAAATTGCCTTATCCCCTTGAAGGGAGGGTTGGTAACAAGATACTCCAGAGGAGCATGGTCATAGTCAAAGAAATCCTGCCCCCTCTGTATATCCGTTTCCAGCACATCGCATACCCCGGCATCCTTCAGGGCTTCCGCTATCCTGCCATCCCCAGCACAAGGCTCCCATACGGGCGTGGAATAATACACGGTTGGGGTACGCTTGACGTACTTATCAACCATTAACCGAACAATACTTATTGGGGTGGGATAAAAGTCGAAGTCTCGCCTCAATCTTTTCTCTCTTCCTCGTTAGCTTCCATCCAAGCGACAGCTATTTTCAGATCACGTTTGCTTTCCCTAGTCAGGACAGACACAGGGAAACAGTTACGGTCTCCAAAGCTGGCCTCGTCTTCAGGCTCATAATAAGACCAAGTGGCAAAGGTACGGACATACTTCTCCCCACTTTCGGTGAAACAATCAAACAGGTAGCCTTCGGTGCAGATCACAGGACACATAAGTTGCTTGGATACCCTGACATCAACTGAAGAAGCATCGCCTATGATATCCTTCCAGTAGACGCTGATCCGTGGATACTTGATACCACCAACCGTTACAAAGGCAACCTGATCACCCATCAGCCCTGCCCTCGTTTCTTCTTCTTCATGCCTGCCCAAGCAGATTTAGGCCCCAGTTTTTTCCTGTGGTTCCTCGGCCTCGGCTTGCCCCTGCGCCTTGTTTCCGCCATCGATCTGTCCTCTTAGCTCATACCATACAGACATTGGATAGATAGCCCTTTGCTTGCGTCTGTCAATATGAATAAACCCCTTCTGGTATAAGTCATTGACAATCTTGTGGGTATTACCAAGCCCACCGTGGGTAACGCTATCTATCTCCCTGTAGCTTGGGGAGTACCCATGTTCTACCCAATACTGCTTGATGTAGTCCAGAGCCTTTTTCTGATTAGGTGTCATCTAGGAAGTCCTCCACCATATCCTTGAGCTTCTGTTTCTCCTCACGATACTTACTAAAACACAGGACATGAAGGGTGACCCCTTCCCCATTAACCACCCAGTAGTCATCGGCCAGCCTTTTTCCACAATGCCCACAGTCCTCTACAGGGATTACAGCCCTATTGCTTTGTCTCACCCTCTTCATCCAGCATCAGCACCTTCTTGTTCATTGTCAGCGCCCAGTCTATTTCCTTATTCACGCCGGGGCTATCCTCCCATCCTTCTAGGCAGTACACCCCCAGAGCATCGCAATGCTTGAAGAATTCAAAGTCCCTACGCATCCACCATTCGTTGTCATGGTTGAACCCATTAGCCTCAATTCCCACCCCATACACTATCGGGCTGAAGACCCAGCATCCACTGTCCAGTAACCTATGGGTGAATTCTATAGTCTTAATCAGCCTACGGCGGCGCACAGGGGTCTCTACGAGACCTTTGCTAGAGTATGGTGAGGCCAAGTACATAAGACCCCCCTGAAGCTCTCCTAAGAGCCTAAAGAAGTCAGGGCTTGGAATGTGCTTTAAGTGCATCACAGGAAATTCATCCTGTGTGTACGAAGCGCCGTTAGTGAACATAAACTTTTCCCCCTTAATTTATGAACATACTACTAACAAATATAAAATACTTTTTCAAGATGCAGAGTCTAGATTCATAGAATCTAGATTCATATAGAATCTATACTATATGTTTATTAGATTCTAAACGAATCTAGATTCATATAGACTGAATCTAGACT